AGTTAGATGAATTTAGCAGCAAAAAATAGAAATTGTGATAATTTTGTTATAATATTACTTCTTTAAATACTGCTGTCTACTTTATTTTTTATTTGAATAAGATTATATGTATTTTTAATTTTTATTTTATTATTATTCATTTGTTTATTTTATTTTATATTTTTATATTATTTTATTTGTTTATATTCTATTTATTTTATTTATTTATTTATGTTTATTTCATTTATACAATTTATTTCTTTAAAGATATTTTATTCATCAATACATCATTATCTATTTATATCAAATTAATACTTATGACATGATTACTTATTTTATTTTCATCTCTTTTTGATATGCTATCTCATTTGCTTTCAATGTATCTCTTAATTTCATAAACATTGGTAAAAGTATGTATATTATAATTGCTAATATAACTAATGATACAGCAATTATAATTGCCATATGGAAATAATTACCAAACAATAGTTTTAAAGGTTCAAATATAACCCCTATTCCCTCATCTACAACTTTACATAACCACGTCTTACATCTATTATCTTTTTCTACAATATAACTAGTTTGATCACCAACATCAATTTCTATTTGATCATGTTTATCAATAGTATCTATATGCATTTGAAATACTTTCCCGCATATTTCAAATTCTGCAGTCTGTGATATTGCTTTTTTACAGATCATTTTTAGGACATATTTTGTATGTTTGCTCTGTACAAAAATATTATTTTGGTAAAATTCACAAGGCCCCTTAATGGGGCATGTCATATCAATACTAGTTTCTATTTTCAATTCACAATCAAAATTAGAGAAACATCCTATACAACCAACACAGTGTCCTTCTATTTCAAAATCAGGTTTTTTGTTAAATATTTTATATCTTATATCTCCTAAATTCATTTTTATTTTAACTGTGCCAAGCATATGTTTTGTATTTATAACATTTATAGTATTGTAATTGTCTTCTACAATCAAATTTGATTCTTCTGTTAATAATTTACAAGAACCATAATTATTATTGTAGCATTTCCTGACTATTATATCCTTTCTTTTTGCACCATGACATAGATAATCAAATTTTGGCTGGCCTGCTCCATATATAGTTTTATTAACTTGTTGGACATTCCCACATGATAACCCAAATGACCCTAAATCATTGATTTGGCCTGAGAATAACTTGTGATTTTGCAATGCTAGTAATGCAGGTAGTATTTTTGTATCCAATCCTTCAAATTGAACTTCTAGTGTTGGTGTTATCTGAGGCTCTAATGCATTCATTGTTGTACAGAATGTATTTGTTTGAAAAATTATACATAATCTGATTTCATTTAATTCTTCACTTATTTTCTTATAAACCCTTGTCTCTTTCTTTATCACATCTTGACATGAGCCAAAAACACAGCCTTCACCAACAGCTAGACATCCAAATTCCTCACAGCCCCATCTACTTGTTCTTTCTTGAGAGAATGTTAACCATTGTTCTGGATGAGGTATTGAGGATGGGCAAGGGCCAGTACATAATTCATCATGTTTAACATTGATACTAATTGTTGGGCCTGTATCATAAATATGATTATAGGTAGATTTTATAGTTGCTGTCTTTATATATACAATGACATCCATTAAAGCAATATTATCTTTTGATAACACATTTAATCCCACTGATGTCCCAGATATAGCTGGCAAATCTATAGTTATATATGCACTTTCTATGCCTTCACTAGTGTCGATTCCAGTTGCTGTTATATATTTATATGTTGGTTTAATATGTGGATAATTTGCTGTAGATTGGAAGTTATATATTTCTAGATTATGACTTAACTTGTCTTGTAAAGCCCTTTTGTATTCTTCCAATGTTTTCAGTTCAACACGGTTTAAATACTTTGGTTTTACGGTATTGTAATCCCAAAAGCAACTTATCCCAGTATTAATATTTATAGGATATCTTGCTGTCTCACAGTTCTGCGCCATACAATATTCACCGATATCTCCTAAGGTATCAGATCCAGACTTATGATCAGTAAAAAATACTTGATTATCATCACATTGCATAACAGTTAATTTCTCATTATTAATCATGCAATATCCTTTATTGATCATTTTACAAGATTTTCTAGATTTAGAATAAATATCCTCCATTTCACTTGGATCTGTATACCAACAATTTAATGTTTTCAAAATTGTTAACCTCTCTTCATCAATCATAGGCCAGTTATAAAAGCAATGTTTATCATGAATACACCACTTTGTTTCATCTGTTGATAATTTATAAACTGGCGTGTGGAAACCATATATGTCTATATCTGATTCACCACATTTTACCACACTCCCTACTGAAACCTTAAAACGTGGGCTTATACATTGCAATAATTTCAATGATTTACATTCTTTACTTTCTTTGCCAACTTTTGCATTCTGCAAGTTCTCAAATATTCTTTGAGTTTGAGCTGTGACCCTTGTTGCCTTACCTTTTGGTAAACTACTAAATGAATTCAATGATATTAACAATTGCCCAAATTTTAAAAATCCCATTAATAGATTGTTATATGGGAATCTTTTTTCCAATTTATTTAAAAGCTTTATTAATTCAGTTTTATTAGAACTAGAAAGCAATTTGTCATATGTTCTAAATGTTGTACCTTGAAAAGCTGATTTAAATATTTTTGTATATAATTTTATATCATGTTGATAGAATGTTGGTTTGAATGTATATGTGTCATTCATTTCATTTGCAATATCCCAGTTTGAATCTTTACAATAAACAGATTCAGACATACATTTGCAGAATCTTTGTCCTGATCTTATAGCACATATATCAAAATGCCCAGTTTTTGCAATAGTCCTCCACATGATTTGATTTGATCCACTATTATGTTCAAATTCATCAAAATAAGTGCATTCTCTTTTTAAAAATGCATATTCCATCAAAAACATCTGGTCATAATTTTCTTGGCTATCGATTACATTCCATGACTGTGCAATGCCATTAGGCAACAATTTTATCTTTTCTATATCTTCCTTTGCTAAATTATTCTCTGTTTGCAATTTTTTGTAAGTATCCTCATTACTCCCTTTTGCACATGGTTTTGTATTAATCAAGGGACCAATACATTCTATATTAAATTCATGCTCTTTTAAACATTTCTCATCTGCTGATGCCAAACATGCTGCATTTTCTATCAATACTAGTATTATTATAATAATTGTTATCTTCTTTTGAATTAATCTTTTAATTTCAGATAAACATAAATCACTAACTTTATGCATTGTTGTATAATTTGGATCTTCTTGTGTTCCACAAGTACAGCTACCACATTTATTACAAAAATCACCATTATACCGTATGTTCTTATATGTATGATACATATCACACTCTGGACATAAAAATGCTTTATACTTAACAAACTTGTTTGTGATAACATGTGAAAAGATTGCAACTAATAACAATATGATAGTAGATATTGAATTACCTATTGAAATATAGAAATTCCTATTGATTTTCCCATCCATTAATTTTAGTTCATTTAAATATATATCTGGGAGGTCAGATAAACTATACTTTTTCTCAACAAGATCAATACCTTCTATAGGTGTGACAAATGATAAGATTAAGAGTGAACTTAACACTGAAATTACCAAGGATGATGTTTTTGCTTTACATAATATCCGTGCCACTCTTAATGATTTGAATCCAGAGCATAGGCCACTCTCTCGATGTAATCTCATCCTATCTGATGTTTGAAAGACAGCTCCACAAACACAATGCGATCCACAGTTGCTAAAAGGATGATAAGCTAAACCACAGTTTATGCATTTCTTACAACTTTTATTGTAAATCCAACCATATATATATGCTATTGGCATAAAAATAGGTAGCATTAAATAACAGATATATGTTTTTGCTATTATATTTAAAACAATGAATATCAATAAAGTCAAGACAAATATTATAATTAATTCTATATTTTGACAAATTGAACTTGCCATTGATCCAGGTAATATACTTCTATGTAAAAATCTAACACATGTCATATGTTGTCTAAAACATGCATGAAATTGTAATGACTTTTTTCCACATGATACTTTGATATGTTCACATGTTTGGTCTAAAGTAACAGATGCTTTTGTTTTAAACCATCCTGTACTTAGTGTTGTGCCTGTAACTTCAAAGTGATTTAATTTTGATGTTTGAAATATTATTTGTGCATTTTCTTTATCAACAGTTATTGTGCAATCTGTTGTACATACATATGTATTTGATCTGATTATTAAATCTTTATCTACTTCTATAACATTAATACTTCCACCTTCTGTTTTTATAGGATGGCACAATTTCCAATCTGAAACAACCCATTGTCGGTATACTCTATTTGTTCCTATAGTAGAATTGTTTGTCTTTTCATAATCAATGGTTGATTTTATCATTGAAACATCATCTTTTAAACAGAATTCGGACATAGATGTTTCTGCTTTCTTTTCTAAAATTAATTGACCACCTTGAAAACATCTCTGAAAAACAGGGTTTGACAGGGCTGCACCCAACAAGCAAAGGAGATATAATTTCATCATTTTGTAAGTTCTAACACTGGTAGTACACTACT